CCCCATATTGACTACAGAATGGAACATAATGGCTAAAGAACGCAGAAAATACACAGCCGAAGAACTCAAAATGCTGGAACGCTACGCTGGCATGGGCGCCACCCATAAGCAGATGGCTCACTTGATCGGTGTGTGCCTTAGGGCTTTTGACCAGCACCTAGAGATTTATCCCGAGCTAAGGGCAGCGGTGGATGTTGGTGTAGCTCATTCAGCTATGCAGGTCATGCAAACAGCGTTCAAGATGGCCACATCGGGCGAACAGCCAGCCATGACGATCTTTTGGCTCAAGACTAGATGCCAGTGGCGCGAAGTCAAGGAGCCTCTAGCTGAGAATCCTGACAAGGCTGACAAGATCAAGTCCATGCCTACCTCCGAGCTAATCAAACTAGTGAAGGAAAAAGTAGGGTGATGGAAGATCAGATTGCGATCCGTGATGCCACGGATGATGACATGCCCTTTTTCTTTAATAGCTTCTTGAACCACTACAAACACTCTAGCCCACATACTAGGCTGATCCCTGAGTCTCACTATTACTTGGAGCTCCACGGCATTGTGGACCGGGTACTAGAGCGCAAGGGTAATATCCTCAAGCTATGCGTCCTCGCAGAAGATCCTAGTATCGTCTTCGGCTATCTGTGGGCTAATGATTGCCCTAGTACTATTTTTTACCTGTACGTCAAGAAAGCCTTTAGAGGCCTTGGTATTGCTAAGAGTTTGATGCAAGCCGTCTTCCCAGATTTCTCTGAGACTAAAAAGGTTTTTTATCCTTTTTTCACTTATGACGCTGGCAAGATTTCGGTCAAGTACTCAAAGCTAGTATTCAACCCCTATCTATTGGACGCGAAGACATGGAAAACCTATCAGAACCGAGAAGACGAGGCCGCCCTAGAAAGCTAACTCCACCTATTGATGGTGAGGTTACGCAGGTTCCTTATGATCTAATTGATGATGTCCCATCACGAGCCGTGGAAACCTCGGGCGCAGCTGTACAGCGTGTTGGCTTTCATGCTGGTGTACACATTGCCTATAAGCCTGTTCTTAGTATCGACGCTGATAAAGACCACTGTACACTTACCCTCTGTGATCATGGTCTCCACATTGAACTACAAGACCATAGTCAATACGTGGTGGGTATGCCTAATATTGTATGGATTAAGCTTAAATGAGAACAACCTACAAGTTTGAAACATCTAAAGATCAGCGCATTATTATTGTCGATAATGAAAATCTTTTTGAAGTGTACCAAGAGACTTTTGATGGCAAGCGCTATATGCGTTTTAAAAATAGCCTAATCGACATTAAGCCTAATCTTAAAGATGCGGTGCATCTTGCCCTAACCGAAGCCCAAAAGCTTTACACAAGGCAGTATGAAGCTAACAGATGATGAGCTAAGGATTGCGCTAGAGGAGATAGCTAAAAGACCGCCGTCTTTTAGTGTCGAGGCGTTTTGCTTTGATGAGCAAATAGCCTTTATCCGCGATCCGGCTAATTACAAGGTAGCAGTCTGTAGCCGCCGGGCTGGTAAGACAATAGCCTGTGCTGTAGACCTACTAGATACCGCCCTGCAAAAGCCTAAATGCGCTAGCCTGTACATCACTCTGTCTCGGTTAAATGCTAAGCGGATCATCTGGGCGGAGATATTGGAGATCAATAGGAAGCATGAACTTGGGGGTGTTCCCAATGAAACTGAACTTTCAATTAGATTTCCAAATGGCCATATCATTTATTTTTCCGGTGCCAAAGATAAGACAGAGGTGGAAAAGTATCGTGGATTCCCTCTCGTCAAAGTGTACATCGACGAAGCCCAAGCGTTCCGCCCATACATCGAAAGTTTAGTAGATGATGTCTTATCCAAGTCATTATTTGATTATGATGGGACTCTGTGTCTCATTGGCACCCCCGCTCCTGTACCTGTTGGCTATTTTTATCAGGCGAGCCAATCCCAAACATGGTCCCACCATGGCTGGACCATGCTCCAAAACCCCTGGCTGGAGCGCAAGTCCGGCAAAAAGCCCATGGATCTTATCCTAAAAGACTGCAAGCGCATGGGTGTCTTACCTTCTGATCCCAAGATCCAGCGCGAATGCTTTGGGAAATGGATTACTGATAGTAATGCCCTGGTGTTCAAATACGATGATAACCGCAATAACTTTGCTATATTTAAAGAGACCAATCCCAGTTATGTGATCGGTGTCGACCTTGGCTTTAATGATGCCGATGCCATAGCTGTATTGGGCTGGAACCAAGCCACCCACTTCCCTGGCTCTAAACCTGAGCCTAGCCCTGTCCACCTAGTGCATGAGCTAGTGAAGGAAAAACAGGGCATCACTGAGCTCGCCGATCAATTAGGCCAGCTGATAGCTAGGTACAATCCTGTAGCCGTGGTCATGGATGCCGGTGGGCTAGGTAAGAAGATTGTCGAGGAGCTTAAAAAGCGGTTTGGCTTGCCAATCCGGGCAGCTGAAAAGGCTAGAAAGTTTGAATACATAGAATTACTGAACGACGCCCTACGCAACAGCCAATTGCTGGCAAGATCCGATGGCCCGTTTGCCAGCGATACCCGGCTAGTAGAATGGGACCGGGCTAAGAACAATGGCGACAGACTAGTAATCAGTGACGTGTATCACTCAGACATTGCCGATGCCGTCCTGTATGCGTTCCGTGAATCCCTACACTGGGTGAGCCATGCGGTAGACACGCCTACGGCAAAGCCGGGTAGCGATGAATGGATGGCCGAACAAGAGCGACTGATTCTAGAACAGCTAGAAAAAGACTTAGAGGAATCAAATGACGACCCGATCACCTGGAATGCTGGACTTGAACCTTTTGACGATCAAGGACTTGATTAGGCTCGCCAAGAAAAACAATGCCGTAGAATTCAACGTGGGCAATGGGCACCAGCATTTTCACATGAAATTCAGCCATGTCACCACGCCGTTTGCTGCACCAGCCTTAGATGAAATTGAGGCGGATACTAAACTTCCGACCGAGGATGAGCTATTATATTGGTCAACGCAATACGAGCCAGACATTAAAGCAGATAAGCCGGAGTAGTTATGACTATTGACTATCGCTCCTTTAATAACCCTAAAGATGTACAGCCAGTCGATAGCGGCAAGAAATGGTGGACACTCAAAGAGCCATTAGAAATTGCCCAAGCGATTGTTGGGACGGTGACAAGCCTGGCTAGCGCGGACGCTAAGAGACAAACCCAATACCAAATCTCGGCTAGGCTATATGGCAATACCAACATCATGGGTATCAATGGCCTAAGCTTTTCCAAGATTCAAAGCACGCAAGCGACATTAAAGGACCGAGTTAGCTACAACGTCATTCAAAGCTGCGTTGATACTCTGGTTAGCAAGATTAGCAAGAATAAGCCAAAGCCCAGCTTTATTACGTCCGGTGCTACTTGGAAAGTGCAGCGCAAAGCTAAGCAGCTAGATAAGTTTGTAGACGGTATTTTCTATGAGAATGAAATGTACCGCCTGGGAGCCAAGTGCTTCCGTGATGCCTTGGTATGGGGTACGGGCGTCCTCCACGTATTTGAGCATGAGGGACGCTGCAAGTTTGAAAGGGTAATTCCCTCTGAGATTTATGTCGATCAGATGGAAAGCTTTTATGGTCATCCTAGGCAGATGCATAGGGCTAAGAACGTGGACAGGTCTGTCCTGGCTGAGCTCTACCCTGAGTATAAAGACTTAATCATGGGCGCGAACGCAGCCACCACGGACATTACAGGCACGTTCCAAAATATCGCCGATCAAATTTCTGTAGTAGAATCCTGGCACCTACCCTCTGGAAAAGACGCCAAAGACGGGATGCACGTCATTAGCATAGCCGAGGGTATCCTATTTAAAGAACCATGGGAAAAGTGTTATTTCCCTTTTGCTTTCCTGCACTGGTCAGACCGCCTATATGGCTTTTGGGGGCAGGGATTAGCTGAACAGGTGCAGAACATTCAGCTGGAAATCAATAAGCTCCTCTGGGTTATCCAACGCTCGATGCATATGGCTGGGACGTTTAAAGTTTTCCTTGAGCATGGCTCTAAGATCGTCAAGGAACACATCTCAAACGATATCGGGGTGCTGATTAATTACACGGGCACGCCACCAACCTATGTTAGTCCTCCTATCGTCCCTCCTGAAATTTATGCTCATTTGCAAACCCTCAAGGGACAGGCTTTTGAGCAAGCCGGGATTAGTCAGCTATCGGCTACCAGTCAAAAGCCAGCCGGGCTAAACTCTGGTAAGGCTTTGAGAGAATACAATGATATTGAAACTGAGCGTTTTATGGCTGTAGGTCATGAATACGAGCAATTCTATATCCATGTATCCAACCTAGCTATCGATGTGGTGAAGGATATTTATTCACGGGAAAAATCCTACCGTGTAAATACCCCTGGCAAGAAATTCCTCGATACCCTTGACTGGAAACAAATCCATCTCCAAGACGATGAATACACCCTCAAGATCTACCCTGTTTCTAAACTCCCTACTGATCCAGCTGGCCAGCTGCAGACCATTACCGAATACATCCAGGCAGGTTTCATTAGTCCTCGAGCTGGCCGCCGTTTGCTTGATTTCCCAGATCTTGAGAGAGCCGAAGACTTAGGCAACGCCCAAGAGGAATGGCTGCACAAAGTCATCGAGGACATGATCGACAACGGGATTGTGTATCACCCTGAGCCTGATGATGATCTAGCCCTGGCTCGTGAGCTCGCCTTACAATATCTCCCGTACGCAAAGACACAGCAGGCTCCTGAAGAACACATCCAAATCCTCCGAGACTTCATTAGCGAGATTGATGAACTGAGTAATATGGCTCTCTCTGCTAGCCAACCGATGATGCCAGAGCCTCAGGCACCTG